CATGTCGTGAACTCCTCGACGTTTTCGAGTATTATGACGCGCGGCCGAACGAGTTTCGCCCAACGGATTGCCACCCACGCAAGCCCGCGAATCGCCTTCTCCACAGGTTTTCCACCTTTAGCCTTAGAGAAATGTTTGCAGTCCGGCGAAAACCACGCAAGACCAACGGGACGACCTGCACACGCCTCCACGGGGTCAACATCCCAGACATTTTCGCAGTAATGCTTACTGCTCGGATGGTTCGCACGGTGCATCGCAATCGCTGCAGGGTCATGGTTGATTGCGATATCAACACTCCGACCTGTTGCAAGCTCAATGCCCGTAGACGCGCCACCCCCGCCCGCGAAGTTATCTACGATCAACTCCATGTTCCGCTCACCACATGCGATTGCCGGAACTCCGGCAGGATCGACAGCTCACCCGCACTCGTACAATAGCGCACCAACATTCCCTGCTCCTGCGCTACTTTCAGTTCTTCCATACACCCGCGGCTCTCCTTATAGTTGCCGCTCATAACGACACTATCGCAGGCGATCAGCATCTCGATGCAATACTCCATCACCTGCTCATACGACATACCCGCAAGCGGATCAAACGCCGCAAGCGGATTGAGAAACAAAACATCCGGATGCAGCTCCTGCAGCTTTCGGTGTATCTCCGCTGCCTCTGCCTTGTTCTTTTCCTCATCCCCTGTATAGGGATGAGAGATATAGCACCATTTCATGATTCTTCCTCCAGAAATAGCCTCTGTTCCTGCATCTGTGGCAACACAAGCATCTGCTCCTTTGCCGCCTTGTAGAAATCCTTATCCACCTCGAATCCGTAGCACGTCCGACCGAGCTCCGCGCATGCTCTCAGAGTGGTTCCGCTCCCCGCCACAGGGTCAATCACCACATCGCGGGGGTCGGTGAACACCTCGATCAACCGCTTCAAGAGATTCACAGGCTTTTGCGTCGGGTGTACTTTCGGATAGAGCTTCTTATCATCTCTCTTCCACTCCATCCAGTTCAGCACCATATGCCCATTGTTCCGAAACTTAGGCAGCTTGTCCCGATAGAGGACGAGCGCATGTTCCGTTGCTCCAACAATCCGCATATTTGCCTTGAGCACCTGCGCAGAAGTGTTCTTGACGAAGAACAGCGGATAGGAGTTTTTGAATCCGTGCTTGCGTCCGTATTCTGCAACCATGCCCATCTGCTCGAACGAGCAAAAGACAATCATTGCAGGGGCGGCGTTGCGTTCCTTTGGTTCCTTCTTGAGGAGGCGTGCGCAGAAATGGAAATACTCCGCGATGTTAAAGTTATTGTCCGTCCGGAAGAACTGCGCATTTGCCTTCTTGCTCTCACCATTGCGGTTATCCCCGCCTTCGTACCATACCGGATTGGATGCGTACGCATTCCGTCCAAGGTTATACGGAATATCCGCAATGACGAGCTGTGCCTTTGACGGAATTCCATACCGCTTATAATTCTGAAAGTTATCGTGATAAAGCTCGATTTTGTGCACTACCGCACCTCCCGAAAGATAATATCCGTGTCCCGCATCATGTGCAGGAACATCTTCTTGCGCAGGAGATAATCCCGCGTCCTAACGCCCTTGACCTCAATCACCTCACGCCGACCATCGTCATACTCGACCAAGAAATCCGGCGTGTAAGAGATCGGTTTCTGCGGCTTGCCTTGATTGTCCCGGAACCCCTCAAGCAAAGTGTACGTCGGCTGACACTCAAGATGCTTGATCTCGCCGAGTCTCAGTTTCTCGCGGAGCATCATATACCACTCTGCCTCGCGCTTGCTGTCAAAGGTGCGCCCGTAGACCGTTGTCTTGTGAGCGTGGTATTTGTTCGCCTTCTTGCGCTGCGTATGCAGGAGACGCATCACATTCCCGATTGCTCCCCGCGCCGTCGGGTCGGCTTTCCTGCACGGTGTGTATTCGTCCATAACCGCACCCCCTTATCCGTATAGTTCTTCTCTCAGTTCGTCGATTAGCTCCGATACCTCTGCACTATCCATGTCTAGGAGCGGATAATCATCAACGTCATACCCGAGTTCACGCAGGAGTATTTTTGCGTATTCAAGCTGCCCTTTTGTCGGCTGTTCCATCTCGCCGCCTCCTCAGAAATACCCGCGCTCTCGATTTTTCTCGTTCACAAGCCGCTGCAGCTCGTCACGATCTTCCTCGTCCCATCCTTCTGCGTAAAGCCACGATTCACAGAGCGTTTTTACGTCCGTGAGCTCCATTGCAAGGCGTTTCCGGGCTTCCCAAAGGACGGTGCTCAGTGCTTGTTCGTCCGCTTTCTCGAGTTGTGCAACGATCTGCGCCTCCTGCACGACCTCATGCGTCTCTTCAACAAGCTTTGCGATCCATTCCATCCGTTCCGCATCGCGGTACTTCGTGCACGGCTGCGGCTTTGTCATATTGAGCACCTGCTTGTTATCTTGCTCTTCCAACAAACCTTGCAAGCGCTTGTTCTCCTCTTCCAGTTCACGTACCCTTTCTGCCATCTGCGTTATCCATTTCAAATCCATCTCAGCACGCTCCTTTCATGCGCCAGTCGGCACCCTTGATCTCTACTCTCTCGCACATCCCGTAGATGCGCGACATAATCCGCTGCCCCTGCATGTCGTCAATCACGTTGCCACGCCTGTCTACGGACGCCATGTGACCGATGATCTCCGTCGGGCTGTAGTTGCTCGTCACAACCGTCTGCAAGCGCTCGTTATAGCGGTGATTGACAATGCAGAAGAGCTGCTCCCCGACCCACTCGCTCATTTTTTCACTGCCGAGATCGTCCAGCACCAAGAACGGCGTCTCCTTGACCGCCTGCACCGTCTCCGCTGTCTTGCCGCCGTCAAACGATGCGCGGATGTCTGCCATGAGATCAGGCACGGACGCAAAGAGCACAGGCTTTCCGGCTCTCGCCCGCTCGTTGGCAATGATCGCCGCGAGTTTGGTCTTGCCCGTGCCACGCACGCCGTAGACAAACAGCCCGCCGATCTCACCGTCGACCATCATGCGCGCTGCATCTACCGCTCCTTTGTTTCCGCCCGTCACCTCGTAATCTGCGAACGTATCCGTCTCATAGGCGCGTGGAATGTGCGCTGAGGCAAAGAGGCGTGCCATCCGCAGGCGCTCCCTCCTGTTGCGCTCGTGCTTGCAGGGACTGAGAACGTGGAAGAACCGCCCGTGAGATGTCTCCACCATCGGAATCATCCCCTGTGACGTCTGCTTGCAGCTCTCCCCCGTACATCCACGACAGAGGTCTTGCAGGCGCTCAATATGCGCAATCTCATCCCGATGCCGCTCGATCTCCTCCGCCGGTAGGTCGTACTTCCCACGGAGGGACGTAGTTTCGGTTTGCCTCTGCGAAATCTGGATACCTCTCGTCGAGAGCATCTTTGCTATGACCGATATGTGCTCCACTCTGTCTCACCTCCTGTTTCAGTGGGAACAGCCCTTTCCAGCTGTTCATCACGCTTTGATTGACAATCGCAGCTTTCTCCTCGTCCGTGTTCCCCATCCCGTCAAGCTTCTTGAGGAGCAGAGAAAAGGCATGCTCCGTAAGCGGTGCTTTGATCTTCTTACGCATCTCCACAAACCCCTCAAGAGCTTCGAGGAGGTCGGGATTCTGTGTGTAGGATTCCAAAGACAGACCCGTCGGCTTTTCTTTTTGTATTTTCTTTTTAGTCTTGTCTAGTCTAGTCTTGTCTAGTCTATTTAATGCACCAACATCTGCACCAACATCTGCACCAACATCTGCACCAACATCTGCACCAACATCTGCACCAACATCTGCACCATTGGTTATGTAATCCGGCAATGTTATTTTGTAGAGTGTTGTCTTCTTGGTTCCTGCCTTAAAATCTAACCAACCCCGTTGCTTGAGTCTGTTTTTGGCGACGGTAATCGCATGACAGCTGTTGATTCCTGTAAGTGTTTGCAAACGTCTATCGGAACACCCGAACCATTCGCGCCACATCAGCGAATTGTCTAGCAATAAAAGCCTAAACCACATCACTTGATCTGTTGCGGGCATCGGGTCTGCCGAAGTATCTTCGCCAAACGCTTTCAGCCAATCCATTAGCCTCATCATGTTTATTCCGCCTCCTTTCTATGTGTTTCAATCACGTTGATCAGTCAGCGGATTCTACCCAATCCACAACACCATCACGCACGAGCTGCCCGATCTCCTCGAACGGACCAAATCACGGGCGGATTTTTCACGTCCCACTCGTCCGAATCCATATGGCAGCGACACCACACAGCAAGCTCATTCTCCTGTGTTCCGTTGTATGGATTCACAATGAGACGCAGGATTGCAACAGATTGGTCTGCCTTGCTTTTCCCAACGGTCTTTGTGTAACTTGTCCATCCTTTGGCGTTCTCCCCGCCAACCTCTTTGAACCCGTACTCTTCGAGCCGCTCCAAATCATTAACTACAAACATATCATTCACCTCGCTTTCAGCCGATACACCTTCGCAATCCGCTCATCAATCTTCACGGGTTCAAGGATGTATCGCTTTAGAAAATCCTCACGTCCAACCGCATGAATCTCCGTATGGTGCTCCCTACAAAGAGGCAGCGCACGCATTCCGATGTGGCATATCTCCTTGCGATTGCGTCCCATACCCACCGCATCAACGTGATGCAGTTCCGCTTTCCTCCCACACACCGCGCACCGCTTATTCATCAGACACGCCCACACATAGCGCGGAATATCCTCTGAGAGCTGATACAGTGGCTCTCCTACGTCAACGCCATGCAACAGGCAGAAATCTATGAGATACGTGATGAACAGCCGCGCAGTCGTCATGTCACAGTTCGAGAGTGAGAATGACCTTCGCAGCGTCTCTGCTTCGCCCACAAACATCAGCTTGAGCATTTCCTTCATGCACTCCAGCGGGGTATATCCCCACCACGCGGCGATATAGGATATCAGGACGTATGCTTTCTTACGCTGCTGTGTGCTGATGCGGCGTTTATCGACGAACTCCACGCCAACACTCTCATGACAGCCATAGAGCTTATCTATGCGCTCCGGGAAGGGGACAAAGATATTAATACCTCTGTCCGTCTCCCCGACAACGCTGCCAACCAGAATCATTTGATCTCGCCCGTCTCCGGGTCAACGTTATCTGGCGCATCCTTTGCCGCACTCATAAACTTGTTCGGCTTCGGCGAATCTTCAGTGGGTGTGTCCTCGACTTCAACCGCCTCAGCATCAATGTAGTCCGTCTCGTCCGCCTCACTGACCATATCCGCCGCAATCGATGTCTTGATGGTCTCGTCGGCACTCAGCGTGCGTGTGAACTCCGTTTTGATCGGGGCATATTTGAGGCATGCCTTGAGCACAGTCTTTTTCGCCATCTCGTCAAAATTCGTCGTCCACGGAGACGTATATCCTTTCTTATAGGCGAAACTGTACTTCTTCGCGAACTCCTCCACCTCGTCGCGTCCCATGACGTGGAAGCCGTAGCCGCCGCTCTTGGTCTTGAACATGGCGTAGTAGTGCGTGACAGCGCCGCGCTCTCCTGTCGTTGGGACGTGCCGCAATTTTGGCTCAAGCCCGAACTCGTACGCAAACTCATCGTTCTCGTACACTTCGTGCGCCTGGATAATTACAACCTCACCGCTCCGATACGCAAGGTCGAGAAGCCCCTTGTAGCCGAGCTGGAACTGACACTCCATTGTCCCGTGGTTCTTATACGGGATAAGAGCCCCCTGCCCGAGCGGGGTATTCGGCTCGACCCCAAGCTGCGCCGCCTGCATCATCGCTCCGAGGAAACTGGCTGGCGTACACTCACGCAGTGTTGGATTCGTGCTGAGTGCCGTGAGCACCATGCGTGTGAAGCGTTCGGGGGTAAGGACGGAGGGCAGTGCTTTCGCGATCTGCCCCTCCATCGAAATGATGAGGTCTTTGATTGACTTCTGCTGCTGTGCCGCCACGCTCTTCTGTTCCTGCGCTTTCTGGATTGCGCCACCTTTTACACTTGCCATGATAGATTTCTCCCTTCTTTATCTGTCAGCTGATCCGCAGTACTCGGGTCGGCTTGCCCTGCTTGGCATACTTGGCGTAGATTTCCGGCTCCTTTTCTTTGAGTGCCTTACTGTCGATGGTTGTGCGCCCCGCCTGTGCCTTCCATGAGACTTTGTAATCTCCCGCATATCCGAGCTCGTAGCTCCCCATCATCTTGCGGAGCTGATTCTTATAGAACTCGCTGTTGTTTTCGAGGTCATTTTTCGCATCCTCGATTTTACGGATTTGCTCGATGATCCCCACTGCCATGCCTGGAAGCGTTAACGGCTCAGCGATGCCGCCCTGAAACTCTGCGACGAGGGCATCCTTGCAGCTCTCGCTTCCGTCCACCTCCGGCATGATACCCTCCTGCACCTTATGCCAGAACTCAGTCTCTGCTTGGAACAGGAGATCAATCTCTTTGTCATTGCGTGGAATCTCCTTCCACACGAACCTATTCCCGCCGATGAGCACCGCGATGTACCACCGCTCGCAGCCCGTGACCATCATGTAGTGCTGACATTGCACATAGTAGGCGGCGGGGACTTCGTCGTCCTCCCACTCCTTCGCCGCGAAGCCGTTGCAAGTCTTGCACTCAAGGCCCGCGTTCTCGCCGACGACCATGCGGTCGACGCTTGCTATGATGTATGGACAACCATCCATCTGCAAGAGCCCGCGCCGCTGCACCTTCTTTCCTGTCAGCTCGCAGAAACGTTTCGCGACCGCCTCCTCGAGTACCTTACCCCAGTAGACGTATTCGTTCTCAGAGAGATCATCCGGCTCTGCCTTCCCTGTCTTTTCAAGCCAGAGCTGGAAGGGCGACTTCCAGCGATTCAGCCCGACGCTGATGGAGGCCCTGCTGTCCTCCCTCATCGACGAAAAGGATCCACCC